CCGCCTATGTTTCATCCACCGCTACCTATGGAAATGCAGATGGTTAATTTTGATTGGGAGATATTGACACCCGATATAATGAAAGAATACCTGCAACTGATAGAAGAAGGAAAGGCACCCAAACAAGCCTATTACGCACTAACCACTAAAGACTATGAAAATATTAGCAATAATATGGCAGAAATTAAGCGTTATACGAGAGATATTTTGGCGATTGTTGAATATTATAGAAGTCTTGATGACGAGGAAGAAGAAGATGGATAAAGACCAGTTAATGAAAGAACTTATTGGCGATGAAGGGTTCGAATATGAAATCTATCTGGATCATCTTGGTTATGAGACTTTAGGAGTAGGGCATTTAATAACTAAAAAAGATGAAGAATACGGAAAGCCAGTAGGCACTCCTATTTCTGAGCAGAGAATCAGAGAATGTTTAGATAGTGATATAAAAATTGTTTGTGAAGAATTGGACATGAAAGAACCTTGGTGGCGAAGTCTTGACGATAATCGTCAAAGAATAGTAGCCAATATGTGTTTTAACCTTGGTCATCCACGTTTAAGTAAATTTAAAAACTTTATTCATGCTATGCAAGTTTCAAATTGGGAACTTGCTGCTGAAGAGATGATGGATTCAAAATGGGCTACGCAAGTAGGAGATCGAGCAAAAAGACTTAGAGATAGGATGTTAAAAGGATAATGTTAAAAAAATATATTTTTAAACCGGGAATAGATAAAGAAGGAACTTCTTACTCAGAAGAAGGCGGTTGGTATGATGGCGATAAAATACGTTTTCGTAGTGGATTGCCTGAAAAAATAGGTGGTTGGAAAAAAAATACTACTAATACTTTTATAGGTACTTGCCGAAATATGCACTCTTGGAGAGATCAAGACCAAACGGATTATCTAGGGTTAGGAACGCATTTAAAGTTGTATATTAAAGAGGGAGATGCCTTTAATGACATTACCCCGCTTCGGGTAACGACATCAGCAGGAGATGTTACGTTTGCTAAAGTTGCTAATGGAGATGCTACTATTACCGTATCCGATACGGCTAACGGAGCTATGCAGAATGATTTTGTTACTTTTAGTGGTGCAGTCTCTTTGGGCGGTAACATTACAGCAGCCGTATTAAATCAAGAATATCAAATTGCAACGCTTGTTGATGACGACAGTTATACCATAGAAGCCAAGGACACCGATGGCGATGAAGTTACTGCTGCTGCTGGGGATTCTGGTAATGGTGGCAGTAGTGTGGTAGGAGCCTATCAAATCAATGTTGGTATAACTAACTACGTTGCATCTACTGGTTGGGGTGCAGGACTTTGGGGTGCTGGTACTTGGGGGGCTATTACAGCTATCACTGATACTAACCAATTACGCTTGTGGTCATCGGATAATTTTGGGGATGATTTAGTAGCATCAGTCAGACTCGGAGGTATTTATTATTGGGATGAATCTTCTGGAGTCAGCACTAGAGCCGTTCCGTTTACCAGTTTAACGAATGTGAGTAATCCACCAACCAGATCATTACAGATTATGGTATCGGATACGGATAGGCACATTATCTGTTTCGGAGCCAATAATATTGGTTCATCTAGTTTAGACCCTTTGTTGGTCAGATGGTCGGATCAGGAAAATTCCCTTGACTGGACACCGACTTCTACGAATACCGCAGGAGGTCAGAAGTTATCTTCTGGTTCAACTATTATAGGAGCATTGAGAACCCGTCAGGAAATATTGATCTGGACGGATGTAGGTGTAGTATCAATGAGGTTTGTGGGAGCACCTTTTGTCTTTGCCTTTTATGAGATTTCTGAAGGACCTTCCATGATTTCTCCGAATGCTGCCGTTAATGCAGATAACCGAGTATTTTTTATGGACAGGGGCGGTTTCTTTATGTATACGGGAACCGTTCAAGCCCTTCATTGTTCTGTTCAGGATTATATTTATAGCGACATAAATCTAGGGCAATCGTTTAAGATTTTTGGTACTAGCAACGTAGATAAAAACGAAGTTATGTGGTTTTACTGTTCAGAAAGTTCCGATGAGATTGACCGTTATGTTATCTACAATTACTTAGAGAATGTCTGGTCAATAGGAACCAATACGGATTCTTTCACTCGAACAGCGTGGATCGAAGCACCCTCTTTGAATTTTCCGCTTGGTGCGGGTTTAACATCTGGTAGCGATGCGAATTATCTCTATAATCAAGAAAATGGAGATGATGCGGATGGAAGTGCGATGACGGCTTATATAGAAAGTGCCGATTTTGATTTGGAACCAGACGGAGATCATTTCATGTTTTTAAAAAGGATAATACCTGACTTGAAATTTAAGAATTCAGACTCCGAGGATATTGTAACAATTACGGTAAAAGGTACGGACTATCCATTAACTACTGCAACTACATTAACAACCAGTGATGTTACTCCAAGTTATACACAAGCTTTTATAAGAGCACGATCAAGGCAAACAATTCTTAGATTTGAGAGCACTGGATTGGGTTACGGGTGGAGATTGGGAGCAACACGAATAGATATGCGACCTGACGGAAGGAAATAATTATGGCAGGAAAGAGTCCCATACCACTACCTGTTGCCACTCCTGAATACAGTTCTGCTAATGAGTCTTTAACCCGTAGACAACTGGAACAGATAATACAGAATTTGCAGACTGAAGTTACTTTATTAAAAAATATGACAGAGAGTGGAACCAGTAAATCCGTTAGAAGACATCAGTTCTTATTAATGGGGAGCTAAACAATGACGGATAATTTAAAAGTATTGGGTCAGGTAGACCCTGCAGCTACTACTACTACAACTTTATATACAGTTCCAGACCTGACGCAAACAACAATAAGCTCTATTGTGGCAGCGAATAGGACTGGTTCTGCTATTACATTTAGGTTAAGCGTTCATGTAGACGGTGCTTCTGCCGATGATAAACAGTATCTGTATTATGATAAATCGGTTGCAGCTAATGATTCTCTAACTATAGTGATAGGGATAACGCTTAATCAAGATGATGTTTTAAAAGTTTATACGAGTGCAGTAGATATGAGTTTTAATGTATTTGGATGTGAAACCAAAGAGGAAAGATAATATGGATGCTAGAAGACAAGCACAGCAATTAGCAGGAATGGGTCGTTATGGCGACACGATGTTGATGCACGTTAACCCTAAAGAAGTTCAGGGCATAGCTTCTTTAATACCAATAACGACTAACCCACAGACGGGACAGCCTGAAATGTTTATAGGTGCTTTATTGGGAAGTTTACTCGGAAGTACATTCCTACCGGGATTAGCTGGAGGTACTTTGCTGGGGACTGCGGGAGCAGGAGCTATAGGTTCGGCACTCGGAACATGGGCAGAGACAGGTGATCTTGAGAAAGGAATTGCTTCTGGAATTATGGGCTATGGTTTTGGTGAGGTTTTAGGAGAGATAGGCTCTAAAGCAACACCATTAGGAGAAGAAGCAGCTCAAGCTACTTTAACAGGTCAGGTGGCACAAGGAACAAATACTGCTTCAGCTCAAGCATTGGCTGCGGAAGAAGCACTAAGAACGTCTAAATCAGCGATGGCAGACTATTTAGGCAATACTGTGTATGACACAGGAGAAGTTATAGCAGGACAATACAATCCAATGGAAAGATTAGGAGACATAGGAAGGAATGTATTTAGTAAAGATACTTTAGGTGCCTTATCCGAAAACTATTTACCTATCGCTTTAGGCGGTGGTCAACTGGGAGCGATGGAAGCTCAAGATCAGTTTGAAAGGGATATGGAAGAATGGCGAGCACGAAAAGATAAAAAATCGAGAGAGCTTTTTAGAAAATATCCAGAACAAATTTCTTCACGATCTCCTTATTATGTGCCCCCTTTGGGTAGTGCTCAAGGAGGAAGAGTAGGCTATAAAGAAGGGGGCGAATTTGATAAGAAATGGTACGATAAGTTATATGATTTAGCAGCTAAAGCTGATCCTCTCCTTCCTAAAGATTATCAAGAAGGCTTGGATTGGTGGAATCCTCATGCTGTAACACCTCAAGGTTCTTGGCAAAATGTAACAACTCAGGGCGACCCATTGAAAAACATGCCAATCGAAGCGGCACATAAGTTTGGCAAGAGGTCTTCTACTGCATTTGGTGTATGGGATGACGTACAGCGTAGAGAAGAAGAGGAAAAGAGAGAAAAAGAGAGAGCTTATAGAGAACTTTTTGGTAGAAATACAGAACAGGTGTCTCCACGTTCTCCTTATTATTCTGCACCGTCTTTGCCACCCTTGTACGGTGCCCAAGGAGGACAGATACCTCACTATGCAGAAGGAGGTGGAACAAGTGGTTCAGAAAGTGATATAGGATTAGCTGAAATGATACTGGAATACATCGGAGAGCTACGCCCCTATAGTGATGATATGGATGTTAACCAAGATGGTGAAGTTGACATACTAGATGCTATTTGGCAATTACAGATAGAAGGAGGTTTAAGAAATGAAGATGGTACTCCAATCTCATCACAAGCTACGGAAGAATTTACTGCCCAAAATATTCTGGAATACATGGGAGACATAGGTCCCCTTATGGAAGGTATGGATGTTAACCAAGATGGTGAAGTTGACATGCTAGATGCTATTTGGCAATTACAGATAGAAGGAGGTTTAAGAAATGAAGATGGTACTCCAGTAACCACTCCTGAATGGACTCCTCCCGTCATTCCACCGTCACCAACAGGTCCCTATGAAGACGCTCCAACGGGCAGTGTGTTGGAAAGATTCAATCAAGCTACTGCGGCTGGGTTGCCAACTGCCATGTCATATAAAAGTCCTTTTGCTCAATCAGGTCTTTCACCTGAAACATTTGCCCCCGCAAGAATCCCACAAACAGATGATGCGGGAGAGGTAATGACAGATTCCAATGGCAACGTTATATACATAGATAATCCAGCATTAACAGGAGCTTTTCAAGGTCCTGAAGGACAACTTATTCCTCCCACAACTTATATGCCCGGCATTGATCCAGAGTTTAATTATTTCCCCGGAAGCGTCAGAAGTGCTACCTCAATCGGGTCTGGTGCCGATGGCACTGGTAGCGGTGATGACGATGATACTGGTGGAGGCGATCCAGATACTGAAACTGAAACTGGTGGCAGTGACGAAACAACATTTGAAGAGCGAATCACCGATTTACTTACAGGTGCAGGTTATACTACGCAAGACGTAACAGATTGGTTGTCAGAAAATTTTCAACAAGATGTTGATTTTTCACAGTACATGACTCAATCA